CCGCCATGCTGTCCCAATTAAGCCTCGACGTTGCGACGTTGAAGGATGCTGGAAAGTTGACAGATGAAAACGCAAATTTACTTGCTACGAACTATTGGCAAGGGCTTTATGACGCGGGGGTGACGACGGTTGACGGCATCACGTCGGTGGTGTCCAATCTGACGCCCACCATGATGACCACGTTCACCACCCTGCAGAAGGGGGCGGAGAAGTTGGAGGTTTCCGCAAAGCTGGACAAGATGAAGTCAGGCATCAACCAATTGGGTTCTTCTATCGGTCAACTTGGACCGAAGTTTGCAATCGCACAACGGATGGCGGAAGTGGCTTCTGCTGGAATTTCACTGGCCATGGCCATCATGACGGGTGGCGTGTTGGGCGTTCTGTCCGCCGTCATGGAGTTGATAAACGCACTGGGATTTCTCGGTGGTTCCGCCCCAGAGGAATTGTCTGGCATCTCCAAGGTGCTGGACGAGATACAACAGAAGTCAGAAGAGTGGATAGACCGCTTCACCGATTCCATTATAGAGTTCGTCAAAACTGGCAAGTTTGAATTTGAGGACTTCGTCAATTCCATCTTGGAAGACCTGCTCCGTATTGGGATTTCGGAACTCATAGTGACGCCCATGGTCAACCAGATTGGCGGGATGTTGAGCATGGCCAAGGGAGCGCAAATTTCCAATGGTGACGTGGTTCCATTTGCCAAGGGCGGACACGTCACCCGTGGACCAGAGACGTTCCCCTTAAACGGGAAAGTAGGGCTTCGTGGTGAAGCCGGAGACGAGGTAGTCGCCCCGCTCCGACGACTGGCCAATGGTGACATGGGCGTGGGGGCGGTTCCGGGGCGGGTGTCGGTGGTGGTGAACAACAACGCCCCCGTGCAGGTGGACGTGCAACATGAGGAAAGCAACGGCATGGACATGGTCAACGTGGTCATCCGGGAGACGGTGAAGCGGGGAATGTTGGACGGCGATTTTGATTCAGCAATGGCGGGGATTTTTGGTGTTCCCCGTAGAGCAGGAGGTTACTGATGCCAAACACATGGCCGGGTGGTTTACCACAAGATGCCTTTGTCGGTTATGCCGGGGTGGATGAACCCAACTGGGTGGAATCGGATAACGCGTCTGGTCCGCCTAAACGTCGCCGCCGCACAACCCGCGTTCGTCGTTCTATGACCGTTCCCGTTGAATTCACTGGGTTACAACTTTCTGTTTTTCAGACGTTCTTCCGGGACACGCTCTTGGACGGCACATTGGAATTTGATTGGACAGACCCCTTTGACGTCAACGACTCTTCCGTTGGAACGGTGTCGTTTCGGTTTACGGAACCACCCCAGTTTCAAAACGCTTCCCCCGCCCCTGACCCTTCAAAGAGACTTTTTCGTGGACAACTCAAACTAGAGGTGCTCTGATGCCCCGTGACCTGAATGACAGAATACTCAACGCAATGATGGCCGAAACGACGGCGGAAATGGTTCTGTGGCTCCTCATCATTGAACACGACGATTTGGTAGAACCCCTTCGCATCGTCAACAACTCGGAAGACGTGATGCACGACGGGGAAGTTTACACTGCAATGGGCTTTGAAGTCATTCCCCCAGAAGACCGGGAAGGAACGCCCCGCTCCGCCCGTGTTACATTTGATAACGTCTCCCAGTGGCTGACTCCCACGATTCGCAACCTGAACGGTGACTTTGACGTCACTTTCAAGCGCGTGATGTACACCGACTTAGACGCTTCACCACCCGAATTTGATGAGGTGCTTTCCGAATTTCCGCCCATGAAGTTGAGTTCCGTTTCTTATGACGTTTTCACGGTTCGCGGCGTCCTGTCTTATGACGACGTTTCGAATTCTGGATTCCCCAAGGATGAAATAAACCGATTCACATTTGGGGGGCTTTATTGATGAACGTCTCTCCCTACGTTGGACTGCCCCTTGGAGAACCCCCGGTCAATGACTGTTACGAATTGCTTCGTTTCGTCTACCAAAAGGAATTTGGAATCGAACTTCCACAGGGAACTTTGCAGGATGTCCAGTTGGAAAGTTCCTATCGGGACTGGATGAAAGTGGACGAACCTGTCTCCGGTGATGCCGTCATGTTGTCCCTTCCAAACACCCCGTTTCATTGTGGTGTCTACATTGGTGCTGGTCAGATGCTTCATGCTACATCCACCACCAAATCCCACGTGGTGTCTTTGAAGGCTCCCCTTTATAAACGTCGTGTGTTAGGTTTTTTTAGACACCGACTTTCCACCTACTCCCCTCATCCCTTCACAAGGGAAGACGTTCCGAAAAGCCTCTCCGTTTCATCCCCCTGTCTGGAGACACGGACACCCCGGTCAGGGGTATTAATACCGAGGACGGGCAACGGACAAAGCAGGGAAGGCATTCTGAATGTACATCTCCGCTCTGCTTACATTGCAGAATTACGGCGGGATGGCCGGGTACCCATCGGCTCCACCATTCAGGGGGCGTTCGAAGCCCTTCAGATACCGGAAACGTGCTACCCGATGATGCGGGTTGAATTGGGTGGGGTAGTAGTTCCACAGGAGATGTGGCAGCACGTCCGACCTAAAGCAGGGAACGCCCTGACTGTGGCCGTCATTCCGATGGGTGGTGGAGGTAAGCTTTTTTCTAATGAGACGTTGCGTCTGGGGTTGTCAGTGGTGTCGCTGTTGGCGGGAACCGTAGTCCCCATGGCGTTGGGGTTGTCGGGTCCGGCAGAGTGGGCGGTCAGGTTTGCTATAACGGCAATTGGCATTTGGGCGACAACCACGTTAATTCCACCCATGGAAGATATCGAGGAAATAACCGTTCCAACGTTGACATCCGTCCGCAACCAGATTCCCCGTGGAAAGAGGGTTCCAAAAATATATGGACGGATAAGGTTCTACCCACCGTTGGCCGCGCTTCCTTATACCGAAGTGACGAACAAGGACCAGTACCTCAGGTTGCTTTTCCTCATCGGGTACAAGCCACTTGACGTGTATGACCTCAAGATTGGTGACAAGCCACTCTATGAATACGAAGGCGTTGAAGTACAGGTAAACGACGGGTGGAATGACTTTACCCCAATAACTCTGTACACCCGCGACGTTTACGAAGAGCGGATAGACCGGGAGTTGCTGTACACTGAAAAATGGCAAGTTCCCCGTAAACTGGAAAATCCCAATTACACGTCTCTTGTTGATTTGGACGAATACGTCTTACATGAAAACGTCGTTTCGGTCTTCACACAACAGGAAACGGAAGAAGTTTCCCTCGACCTCACCTTTCCAGAGGGTTTAGGGGTGCAAGATGGCGATGACTTCACTGGCATGAACGTTGACGTACATATCCGGTTCCGTCCCGTAGGTTCAAACGGCGGGGACGAGTGGACAAACGTTGTTCCTTATTGGAACGCGGAGCAATTCAACATCGCGTTCGAGCAGTTCAAGGACACCAACATTGGGGAGTTTCTTTACACGCTCATTGACAAGATAAACGAGATTGTTGATGCGTTGAACCTCATTTCTCTGGCGGAACGCATAGTGGCAGAGGGGCTTTATCTCCTCGTGGGGCGTCAGGTGACGGAAGTTCGGACGGCGTTGGGGGGGCGCATAACCATCAACCCACCTGCTGACCCTACAACATACGCTGCGTACATGGATGGCGAAATTGCAGTGAGAGACGTTGCAGAACAAATTGAGAGTGCGTCCGTCGCTACCTACCAGATTTCATCAAATTTGGCTTCCTTTAACAACAAACTGTCTATGCTGACCAAGATTCTTGATGTGTTGTACAGTATCGTCATGTTGCAGGGATACATTGAGCGGGGGTATGGTCCAGAAATCACCCAGTTGTCGCAGTTTCAGCGGTTCATGGTGGGAAAATGGAATTTGGAATACCTTTTTGGTTCTCCACCTACCGGAGCGTTTAAGATTGTCAATTATAACCGGGAGAGAGGTTCATTTTTCCGTAATGTCCGTTGGGGACTACCTGTCGCTGGACAATATGAAGTGCAAATTCGTCGGACGAGTGAGTCCCCTGATAATCCGGATGTTTTTGATGATTGCTTTGTTAGCGTTATTCGTTCCATTTCTGGTATAGAACGCAACCGCCCCCCAATTCGACAGGACATCCTCGACAACGTCGCTTTGGTAGCACTTCGCATCAAGGCGAGTGACCAACTTTCTGGCACATTGCCTGACTTCAATTGCATGGTAGATTCTCCACTGCGCCATTATGAAGACGGAGCTTGGCAACCGTACGCTCTGTTGGATTCTGACCAAAACCCGGTTTACGACAACCCCGCGTGGATTTATGCGGATGTTGCAACGGGAACGGGAACCAACGGACCCATTTCACTGGCAAAGTTGGATGAAACCATCTTGTCCACTTTTGCGGCGTATTGTAGAGACGGTGGGTATCACTTTTCCTTCGCTTATGAAGAGGAAGTAGCATTACTCAAGGTGATGGAGCAGGTGCTACGAGTGGCGAAAGCGGCTCCCACATTTAAGGATGGGTTGCGTTCCGTCTTATGGGATGAACCAAAAGAGTCTCCCGTTGCCCTGATTTCGATGCGCAACTCAAATGATTTTTCAATTTCAAAAGCGTTCATCAATCCACCCGACGCCATCAACATGAGATTTGTCAATCCGGATAAAGGATGGGTGGTGGACGAGATGTACGTCTATAATGACGGTTTTGGGGATTCTCGTCGTCCAGTGACGTTGAAGACGCTGCACACACCAGACGAGGGGGGATGGGGATTCACCATCAACTTTACACTTCGTTCTTTTCCGATGATTTATGACCGGGTGTTGGAAGTATGGTTAGATGACGCTGATTACTCCATGGCACCTGACGGTGATGACAGGACGGTCATAACAAACGAATCCGGCGTCGCTTGGGAAGTTACCTCTTTGCGGTTTGAGGTGACGGCATCGGTTCAACCCAAACCTCCAGTGGTGGTGACGCAGATGGATTTGGAAGGACTTGTGGATTCTCCGTTGCCCGACAGCGTCTGGCACACGGGACAGGTGTTCAAACTTGGGCGTTATTTTATTGCAGCGGCGAAACTTCGTCCAGAAGTTTTTCAAGTCAATTTGGATTTTGAGCACCTCACCTTTGAACGGGGTGACCGGGTTGACGTTGAGTATGACGTGACCCTGTGGGGATTGGGTTCTGCCCGATTGAAGGCCATCACTAATAATGGAACGCACTATACCACCATCACGCTGGATGCAAAAATCATCATGGAGTCAGGTGGACTCTACGAAGTGATAGTGAGGAATGCCGTTAACGAAAAGCAGGTGATAAACATAACCACTGTGGTGGGGGCGTTCCCTACGGTGACGTTGAGTCCTCCACTTTTAATGTCTTCTTTTGACATGGCGGTGGGTGATTTGGTGATTTGGGGGGTGAGGGAACGCTCTGTTGCAGAATGCATCGTGAAAGAAATCAAGCCGGGACCACGGGATTCCGCCATGGTAACGCTCATCCAACATTCCCCCGATGTGCACAACTCCACCTTTGAGCAGATTCCTGAATTTGATTCTCTCATAACCCTTCCCATTGAAGAGGACAGGCTCTTTCCTCCTCCACCTGTTATAATAGATGTGGAAACGGACGAATCCGTCATACAGCGGGAACAGGACGGTTCCCTTACTTCTAAAATTCGGTTGTTTTATCAGATGCCCCGCCCCAACAACAAACAAGAAGAACTCCTTTTAAAGGAAGTTAACGCGGTGCAGGTGCAATTCCGTAAAATCGCGGGGTTCTCTCCCCTTCGCGTGGGGCGTGGAATTCCGGAAGGTGGGTTTGACCCACTTCAACCAGCACGAGGACAGATTCTTACTGCCCCACGTTCCACGATACAAGAAGACTGGACTTATCTTGGCGTCTTTGCAGCGGATTCTCGTTCTGTGGATGTGGTTCCTGTACAAGACGGCGAAGTGTACCAAGTACGAATTCGTTCAGTGACGGCGGCGGGTTCAGCGTCGGAATGGACGTTGCTTCGTTACGTTTATGTCATTGGGAAGCAAACTCCACCACCGCTGCACGGAAAGACTCGTTGCCGCTGATGTCCACCGCCTTCACCATGAAGGACTGCACCCCACCGATGTTGCGGTCAACCAAATCAAATTTTACTTGTGTTTTCGTTCTTAATTGTTGTTCGTTTTTCATTGTATGTAAATTTTTACAGCCCATAACATACGCTATACAAAAGCAGGGGCTTTACTGCTAATACAAGCGGTGTGCATCTATTTATCATTTGTGGTAGGCTGAAAGGGAGTGCATCTTAACCCCTGCCTTCGTATAGCGTCAACCGTTATGGCAAATGGTTGCTTTGCTGTATTCCACATTTTCTGCATTCATCAATGTTGGCTGTAAGTTCAATCATCCTTCTCCAATCATGGTCGCAACCACTTCCCATAACATTGGCTATAAGTAATGGCTGGTCTTGTGGTTCATTTGATTTTCCTGCTTCTAAATTCATTTTTTATATTTAAAACGAGTAGTTCTAATCAGCCACTACTCATAGCCGTTTACCGTTATAGGAAATTTTATTTTTCCCACCGCACTACTTATAACTTCTAATGTCGGTTTCTAAATCTGAAATTCGTTCTTTTAAAGCATCAATCTCATCTTGCATTTTGTCCTTATCCTCTTCAAGTTCTTCAACCTCTGCAATTAGTTCATCAACGATGCTTTCAAAATCTCTTTTGGCGTTATTAACTCGCCTTGATAAATGTGTATTGTTCATTTTAAAAATTGTTTATTGCCCACCCACAAAAAATAAAACTATCCTATAACACGGGTTTGGCGTAATGCCACAGATAGTTTGTGCCTTGAATTTAAGTTTGTACTGGTGGCACTTCGCCAATACTGTGTTATAGGTAGTTGTTTTAAAAATTAGCGTTGGCATTAAAAAACGAAATTAAAATGGTAACAAGAGAACAAATTGAAACAGCATTGGATGATGAAAGTAAAGCATCATTCGTAACCAAAAACATTGACCACGATGTAAAAGCAATTACACTTTTAAGGGAACGGATACCTTATGAAGAATGTAAAAGTATAATTGGTGGAGCAGAACACGATGTGCTTTACTTATGTGATGTTGATAAAGCTATACCACACTTGACTGAAGAAGATTTGGTAGTGTTAGCTGATTGTAATTGTTGGATAGATGAAGACAATGAGTGTATAGCTTTGTTCGTATAGGTGCGGTGGGAATTTTTAAAACAATTACCTATAACTACTTTATTACCGCCACAACATAGCGCATAGCCACAACATAGCGCAAAGACAACAATTAATAATCAATTAACAGATATAAAATGAAAGCGACTAATTTTAGAATAGGCAACTACCTTAATGACAGAGAGGGTAGGTTATGTAAAGTAGAATCAATTCTTTTTGATAAAGAAGATGGTTACACAGTTAAGGCTCCTGCAATAGCTGGACCCACTACATCATTGCCAAACCAGCCAATAATGTTAACAAAAGAATGGTTGATTAAGTTCGGGTTTGTAAATGGTGAAAAAAATAATTTTTCTTTTACTAAAAATATGCAATTAAGAATAATTGGTTACGAATCAGATTATAATGGTATTTGGTTTGGAGAATTACAACATGTTCACCAACTTCAAAACTTATACTTTGCTTTAACAGGAGAAGAACTAACACTAAAACAAACATAAAATGAAAACAGTAAACTTAACAGAAGAACAATACCAACACTTAGTAGGGTTGGGGATAATTAAGGAAGAAGAACAAATGTATCAATCTATTGGATTAAGAAACGATGGTACTATTGTTTCTGAACCAATTAACCCCATCAAACCATGGGAGAAATACCCAACGCTTAAGAGTTGTATAGATGTAGACGATGATTTATATATAATTGACCAACGACAGACAGGACATATTTACCCCACAAGAATTGCCGCATACGGATATTCCACCGAAGCAGAAGCAAGGAGAGCAAGAGCAACAATCAAACTATCAAGGATTGCAAGGGAGTGGAATGAGGGGGTGGAGAAAGGTGAAGAAATTTATTTTATAGCCGACTTAGGTTTTAATTTTATTATTGACGTTTGGAGTTCTGATGGTATTGTATCTAAACTTTTACCCTTCTACTTTCACTCCAATGAACTCGCAGAGAAATCACTTGAACTATTTGAACAGGATTGGAAGGATTTTTATAACAAATAAACAATAAACACAATAAAAACAATGGAAACAATAAATTTAACTTATCACTTTTCAGTAATCATTATTGCAATCGTTATGTTCTTTATGAATATTACAGCGCCAAACGCATATGTTCAATTGTTATTTAGAGCCGTTGGAAAAATAGTTCCCCTTTTTTGTATGCTTTATGCTGCAATACAGATTTTTAAACATTTCGGTATAGTATAACAAATAATTAAGAAGATGAAATACAAGCATCGCAAAACATTGATAATAGTTAGACAAAACCAACAAGGCTTCTACATTGACGATTGCAACACCATGAAGTTACCTCCGCTTATGGTAGAGGACTCCGCCGATTGGGAGAAAGTGGTTGAAATACCGCAGGAGGTGAAGGATAAACTAATGGAGTTCTATCGCAATCATGTTATTTTTTATGATGGGGGCAAGATTACAGGAATAACTGTACAACAATTCAAAGACTATTTTGGGATATGAAAACATCTAAAGAAATTTACATCGAAGAACAAAGCTCACTAGAAAAACAATTTATATTTTGGTTAGCAATTAATGTAGTAGCAA